TTAAGTGCCACGTTGGATGGCTTCTTAGGTGCTTTAAGTGCCACCTTGGATGGCTTCTTAGGTGCTTTAAGTGCCACCTTGGATGGCTTCTTAGGTGCTTTAAGTGCCACATTGGATGGCTTCTTAGGTGCTTTAAGTGCCACATTGGATGGCTTCTTAGGTGCTTTAAGTGCCACCTTGGATGGCTTCTTAGGTGCTTTAAGTGCCACCTTGGATGGCTTCTTAGGTGCTTTAAGTGCCACCTTGGATGGCTTCTTAGGTGCTTTACGACCACCTTTTGATTTCTCACGATATTCATAACGATATTCAATATAATTTTTAATAATGATATTGTATCGTTTTGTAATTTCATATTGAGACCATGTGTTATGAAATTTTGTAATATAATAATTCATTCTCGTGATAAATTTTTTGTCAATATGTGTTTCTAACAAATTTAATGTTTTTTCTTTGAGAATATTGAGAATTTTTATAACTATATTAAATCGTTCTACGAAGTTATCATTTATAATATTTTTTGAGTCATCACGGTCAAAACCCTCATTATCACGTTCGTTTAACAATGATATTAACCATTGTTTAATTATTGATATTTTTTCAGTATCTAATTCTTGGAAAAATATCTCCATTTTACCAATACCTTCTTTAATAATTTCTTCATTTTGTTGGGTGCGTTTATTTGAATGAACATGTGTGTTTTCTAACCATACGCCCATTTCTAAAATTTTACTCGTTTCTAAAATTTTACTCCTTTCTAAAATTTTACTCGTTTCTTTATTTCTTGCGCTATTTAGTAAATAATCAAACCATTTATTATAGAAATATTCTTCGCTTTCTTGACTTTCTGTATAATTTTTTTTTATCCAATCTACTACAAGTTCTAATTTTTCTGATGATGTACTATATATTTCTAAAAAAATTATATATGCTTCTATTTTTTCATCATCAGTAAAGTTATTATCATTGAATTTTATATTTTGTAATTGCTTTAAACTATTCATCATTTTTATAAAAAAAACATCAAAATTGACACCACTACACTTAAAAAAGTTAGCAACATCTATTTTAAATTTACTAAACTCTAATACTTCGAGATTTACCATACCTTTTATTTTATTCAATAAATTGTAAATATCTTCATCATTAATAGCGACATTTTCATCATCATTTGGTGGCTTTAATATTAACTTTTTTATAGAAGTTAGGGTTTTGTATTCTATTAATAAAGGTATTAAATAATCTATACCATCTATATCAATCGACGTTATTTTAGTAGATGCTTGTAAAGTTAATTTAAATCTTTCTTCGATTTCTGCTCTATTATACTTTTTTTTATCAGAAGATGTTAATTTAATTTCGGTTATATCTGATAAATGTAATAAGTTAAAATCTGAAATTGTCATTAGTAGTGTATCATTATTAAATAAGTAAGTAGATGATGGTTGTCCCAAAATTCTTACTAATTCAATATCACGTCTTTTATCCTCCTCAGTCGGCTGACGCGACTTAGATGAATGATAAATCACATCTTCTGAAAAATCTAAATTAAAACGTGTTTCTTCTTCGTCCGTATTTGAATAGTGTGGGAACAGAGTAGGTTTAAAAACAGAAGGGTTATCAACTTTTTCTCTGACAGGAAAAACCTTTCTTGATTTTAAAAATGGAAGAAAAGATGTATTCTTTTTTACATCAGGGATATCAATCCTATTTCTTCTTAAAAAGTTTGGAAGAAAAGATGTCTTCTTTTTTACATCAGGGATATCATCACCAACCTTACTTGTTCTTCTCATTATCTATATAGTAAAAATATAATATAATAATATCTCTGTATAAATAGATAATGAGTTTGCCTTTACCGCCGAAGAAAATGCGTGTGCCACGACGTTCCGAGGTAAAAAGTATATCGAATCAAAGCAGGTTAAAAACCTTTGACAAAAAACATCACTATCGCAATCAAAGATGATTTAGATTTAGATTTCGACATCACGGTTGTTCCAAATCGAACCCACGTATATCAAGGGGTTACGCATACGTTCGATTACTCAAAGCCAAAAGACAAATATGTAAAGGAGTTCTATAAAAATTATTATGACCCCCTAGTATTACGACCCGCGATATGAGAGAGCCTATTTTGTCAGTTCCGACGAAGCGGCGTCATTATATGGTATTAAGAAGGATACTTCCAATATAATATACACCACGATACCCGACAATAACGACGTTGCGAATAGGACGACTAACCATAAATATATATATATCCGCTTTACTATATTCCCGGAACGCGTGGAACAAATATTGAATACAAGTTGAAGAAGGATTTGTATTTGTTAAATATAGACGACCCGAAAACGATAAGGTTATTGTGGAATATTATCGTAAATCTTGAATATACTGAGACAGACAAGGAGGAAGGCTTTGACCGTGCGTCATTAAAGGAGTTGTTAGTGGAGACGTGTGCGGAAGCAATGGTTGAATCTCCTACAATAACTGTGCTACCGAATGGGAAAACAAAGAAGACGTGGGGCGAACGAATGGTGATGCCTACTAAATGTATGCGGTTTTCGAAAGACGACACGGATAAGAAACTTGTCATCTTTTTTCAGAGCAGATTGGCACCGTTCTTGAAAAAACGCAAAGTCCATATTGACGGTTGGATTTCCTATAAGACGGACAGAGAGGGGCAATATAATTTCCACGACGAAATCCTGCTATTATCCAATAAACACTTGGATTTTCATAGCACCCGCGAAGTGAAACCGACAAACTATAATGATATACCGACACTTGCCGAGATTAACGCACGTGCCACAAAGGATAGAAAGAAAGGCATCATATATATCCCGTCAATCGACGAATACAAGGTGCTTATGGCGGACAAAAGAAAGGATAATACTATGATATTGAAAAAGAATACGGTTTTAACAAACTTAACCTCAATACAACCGTATAAACCGTAATCGTAATACTTACTACGTACTACGTATTATATTATATAATACTTTAATATATGAACGCATCGCAAGAATATACATCGTTATACATAGAGCATACGCCAACGAACACGAACAGTTTTCCAAGGGAACATATTGAACTTTTACAAAATATAAAAGACAAGGCTTTTGTTACATCAATCCTTTGCTCCAAAAGTTATGCCTTCTTTTCGTGGATAAGGACATTGATAAATATACCGTTGATATTGTCGTCTGGTGCGATGACTATTTTGAATTCGATGAGCGACATAAACACAACAGAAATCAAATATGCCAACATTATTCTCAATAGTTGCACTGTAACTATATTGAGTTTGGTAGGCAATTTCAAACTTGCGGAACGCGAACTGTCATTCCGTCAGGCACAAATAAAGATGGATAAACTGTATCATCATATCGAAGATAAATTACTGATAGAACCGTCGAATTGTAGTATCGGAGATGTGCGAGATATTATTAAAGAATACGTTATCATCTATGAACATTTAGAATACCCGATTCCTGAGTTTATTCGAAAAAATTGTAAAGTCGCAAATAAGACACCCTCCTTAGTAAATGTCGATTTAACGAACCCCGCATACGCAACGAACGCAACGAACGCGGTGTATTCGTATCCACCTGATACATATCCGATAACCACGTATCAGCACCCGCCAGTCGCGATGATGTATTCGTATCCAGATAGTCGAATTGTCAAGAATACCGGACATTATTGTAAGAGATAAATGATATAATGTTAAATTATTACTATACAGTAAATAAGAAAATAATGAATAACTGCTATCAAGACTGGGAACCTGTTGTTATACGGAGTAATACCGCGGCAAAGAAAGAAACACAACAGCATTCGCAGTCGGCGAAACCTATGGGAAACAAGGAGTTCCGTCGATTAGACACGGAGGAGATTCCCAAGTTAAACAAGATAACTCGCGAACAAGCACAAGCAATCTCCACAGCAAGAAACGCATTAAAATTAACGCAAAAGGAGTTAGCACAAAAGTTAAGGATACCTGAAAACACGATTAAAGAATATGAGAATTGCTCGGTTGCCAACTTTTCGCTCCCACTATTTAAGAGGATATTGAAGGGACTGACAGTCGACCCTAAATTACTTATAAATGAAAAATAATATTTATTGATAAAAATAAGAAACGATAACTATTGATTACTCTGAATCTGCAGAGCATTCCGATGAAGATACAGAGGATGCGTCTCCGCCGTCTCCGCCGTCTCCGCCACCATCACTAACACTGCTGCCGCTACCGCCGCTATTATAGGGTTCGAAGCCCATCTTCATAGGGTCAGTGGTATTTCTTAGAATACTTGGATTCACATTCATTTTTTTTATTTCGTAGCCATTGTTCTCTATTATACCAAGCGACGAAAAGATATCAAGATCGTCATTAAAAGCCATATACATCACAAAGAATACTCCTGACGCAATCAATACGTATGCCATAATATTATTGACAGTCAATAAATCCTTGCTAACATCGTAAGGTTCCGTGTTGCTATCTCTGTTTATGCTATCGATATATTGATACGCCCCTAAAATAACTGCCGATATAACTATTGAAAATAATACTATATACATATCTATATATATTTTCCTATTATTCTTATATTCATTATTACGCACCTCCTAAACTTAAAAACTATGCATGTCATCACGTGCCTTCATTTTTATACAACGTCCGGTAGCAGGGTTTCGCACTTTGCCTTCGGGACACGGCTTCTTTTCAGCAACCTTTTTCTCCTTAATGGGCTTTGGGGGTTTCACGGACTTGGGCTTCGCCTTAGGGTCAGCAACATTTATCGCAACCTTTGTGCCATTTGCGACGGCACTGGCGTCCGTTTCCGCTTCGGCGTCATCATCAACTACGTCTTCAACGTCATCGACGGCAACGTCAGCAACCACTTTCTTGGTAGTTTTGCGTTTTGCGGCTGCGGGTTGTCGCACAGGTCGTTCTGTTTTCTTTGTAAAACAACTGTTTATAAAATCAATAACGTCCTTTGGCGTATCCTTGTCTTTTACGGCGTTCTTTTGCTCCTTCTTCATATTCGCAATCTCCTTCTTTAACTCCTTTGTCTCGTCCTTCGTCAATTTAACTTCCTTGTTATTCAGGCGTTCCTCGTGTTCCTGTATTTTTAAAATGATATCATTGATTCCACTACTGCTCTGTCGTTGTTTTTCAATATCAAGCACCACGTCCTTTATGACAGGGTAAGCAAACTGGCTACGGTCATTCGCCCTATCGATATAACTTACTAAACCCGTGATACGATTCATAAACTCTTGCGAACCCTTCTCCGTAAATAACCCATTCTCATTACAGAACATCGTCTTAAATCGCTCAAACTCTTCGGGAAATCGCTCGTAGTTTTCTAATAATAAATTGAGTATTTTTACGCAACTCATGTGGTCGTCCGTAATCGGCGTAGCGGTCATAAGAAGTAATTTGAGCGAATCTTTGCCAGACACCTTGTATGAGTTTTGAACCATCGTTTGAAGAACCTCAGGGTTCGGTCTCTCTAACATCGAAAGCGACGAACTATATATTTTATGGATTTCATCGATGATGATGATGGTTTTGCGAAACGGGTCTTCCTTGCCATTCAAATCCACCATCTCCTTGTAAAACTTATTTTTACCCTTAATAAGATTTGTAAATTGCTTATAGGATATCGGTTGTAGCCAATTCTTTCCTAAAAACTCCATACGTTTCGCCCTCGTCGTCGGTAATATTTCGCCATTGTTAAGACGCTCTTGTATTATTATATTACAAATGTTATCAAACATATTCTTCCAAATGTCCTCTTTCAGCGTATGCCTCGTAACCCATAATATCTTGTATCCCTCCCTGTCAAAGGTATTCGTGGCGGTCGCAATCGCCGTGCATGTTTTACCCGAGCCGACACTATGAAATAATAACATTCCTTTATAGGGCGATTGAGGGGTGAAGAACTTTTGAACGAAGTTCTGCGTATGCGAGAAGGTTACGATATTGTATCCATTTGCGACTACGGGAGCGACAGGGGCGTCAGCGTCTGCTGCGTCAGCGGGTACAACGACTTCTGCGACGCATTTATTTACGATATCGACATATTCCCATTTATACGGAGCATAGTGCTTCTCTACATATTTGTATAATTCAAAGTTCGTCATCTTGTTTTTCGGCGGCACTGGCTCGAACGTCGGCTTTTTCACTATCAATTGACTCTTATATTCGTAAATAAACTTGAGTGCGTCCGCAAAGTTCTTGTCGGTGATGGCATTCACCTTCTTATAATAGTTGAGATTCTCTATGATTTTATCTCCAAATAATTTTAGAAAGTTAATAGGATTCATCCATAGTTTATTGATGGCGTCGCAGAAGTTCTGATTCTTATCAATGATATTACACAACTGAGGCTTCGGGTGTCTCTCATTCAAGTACTTTAATAAATCGGCGTCTTTTATATAGTTATTGACTTTGTTATTCGCATCTCCGCGATATAACTTCTTCGTCGCCTTATTCATTCGAACATCGTCGCGGTCGCCAATCTTATCAATTGTAAATACTGCTGCTATGATGAGTAACGCGTTCGCCGACGGGAAGTCTTCGAGAGGTCCCTTGCATTTCTTCTTACAATCGATGATACTTTCATTCGTATATATCTTCCCGCGTATATTATTTACGATTTCTATCAAGTCCTTGCGTTTCGGCTTAACGACGTTTTTTATATTATTCTTCGCCATCAAATAATCATAGAAACGGTTGTTCTTCTCGCTTAGCAAATGTAGATTCTCGGTTAGCGGGGTATCCACTGCGGACGCAATCATAATCGACTCTATGTCCGCGATGAAATTGAACACACTGATGTTTTTATTGCTATGTTTGATATATAAGTCATGAACGGTTGTATCATTGTCATACTTGATGTTGTATCGATAAATATTAAGAGGCCAACCTACTCCGGGGATGAACGGTAATCCAGATTGTCCGCAATATCGCGTTCCTCGCCCGATAACCTGCGTATATTCTGCCTTCGTTTCAAGCGGTTCTAAGATGTGCATGTATTTAACATCGAATACGTCAAGCCCTTCCTTATACCCTGAATCTAATATGATGATACGTATATTTTCACCATTGATATTTGAGGGACGTTCGTTCATAATAGTCATCATCTTTTTCTTTAAACCGACTGTTAGCGGTTTCTGATACACGGTGGACGTCGTTAGAAGACCGAATGTTTTGTTTTTATCTTGAATATCGGCTTTGATGGCGAATTTGTTGGAATATACGAGCGTGAAATTATTGGCGATTAAAGAAGACGCAACCATCTTTGCCCCATAAACACCAGATACATCACTGTATATGATGTGCTTGTAGTATTTGTTGTCGTTCGCCATATCCTTTGCGTCGAGTTCGTTGATTCGTTGTATCATATTGTATATCTTAGGGGATAGGAATGGAAGGTCGTTTAATACGACTTCTTTCTTGAACTTTGCGGAGTCGAACTTATGCTCGGGTTTAACATTTGCCCAAGTTCCAGTATTGCGGATACACAGGGCTTCATTTGCTTTTTTATTCATTTATAAATTATATTCTATATAACGTCGATATAAAAATAAAAGAGATGATTTCTAATTCGCCGCTTCGGCTACTAAATATGTTCTAATATAATTGCTATTACTTAAAAAATGACATCAATTACTGATATAGTTTATTAGAGACAAAGCCGAATCCCAAAGCACAAAGCCGAATCCCAAAGCACAAAGCCGAATCCCAAAGCCGAATCCCAAAGCACAAAGCCGAACCCCAAAGCACAAAGCCGAACGAACGAAATGACTACCATTGTCTTGAAAATGAATGATGCCAAGTTTCTATACTGGACTTCCCTCGCGTATCATCTCGATAACCCTTGTATTAGTCGCACATAATGTATGAAAAACGCGATTAAAGAACTAAGGATTGAGAAGATGCTCAGGAGTTTTCTTAGGAATAAATCTAAGGAAATTAAAAAAAATAATCCCGAGTATTCCAATTCTCAATGTATCAAAGTTTCACTCGACGAATGGAAAAAGAAAAAGATGAACTAATTAGGAATTAGGAATGATGAACTAATTAGGAATTAGGAATGATGAACTAATTAGGAATAAGGAACTATGTATATATTTTTATAATTTATTTATGAGTGCTGTGTAGTTCGCAGACAATTCGTCGAATGTTTCTTCATCAACTCCAAATTTTTCATTGTAGGCTGTGTTAAACTCTTCTATGCTATCCGCATCAACCTTCATTTTTTTCAACTTACTCAGGTTAAAATGACGATAAATATTGCCTTTCTTAGCAACCTTAATTTTGGTAAAAGCATCTTCAACAATATATATCGCATCGATAAGATAATGGTTTTTAAGGATATTCATGTCATTATTGTAATAATTCGCATCAATATTTGGCTTTCCAATTGCCATAAGAGACAATTCATAATATTTCTTTAAATACTTGTTTTTCATAAGTTCGTCAAAAGGCATAATGATATCCATCATTCCATTTTCGGTCGCAGGAGCATTCATTTCATCTCCTTCTGTAATCTCTATATATACCTTTTTACCAAACTTGACAAATACAATCTCATTATAATACTGAGTCATTCTGAAATTAAAATCTTTGCTTATGTAAATAAATACAGAAAGTTCCATACCAATGTCCGCAGTATTTTTGTCTATAACGACAGGTATAGGTTTAACGACAGGCGATGGAACGACAGGCGATGGAACGACGTTATGATAAGGAATATTCGTTTTTCCCTTAGCGGCTTTCGCGGCTTTCGCGGCTTTCGCGTTCTTTATTAAGATACACCTTCCAGTCGCGGGGTTTCGCACCTTGCCTTCTGGACAATCCTTAGGCGACTTCTTTCCCTTAGCGGCTTTCGCGGCTTTCGCGTTCTTTATTAAGATACACCTTCCAGTCGCGGGGTTTCGCATCTTGCCTTCTGGACAATCCTTAGGCGACTTCTTTCCCTTAGCGGCTTTCGCGGCTTTCGCGTTCTTTATTAAGATACACCTTCCAGTCGCGGGGTTTCGCACCTTGCCTTCTGGACAATCCTTCTTGTTAATAGGTATCTTAATAGGTATCTTAATAGGTATCTTAGGAATAGGATTCGGGATATTTTTAGATTGTATGACATCATCTTTTTCTATCGATGTATTTACTGCAACTTCTTTGCGAACATAGACTAAGATACGTTTTCCTTTGCTAAAATTAAAGCAAACATCACTTTTCTTTAATTTATTAACTCTCTTCATTATATCTGGAATACATATTGTTGTGTTTAGACAAAAGTCGTTATTAAATCGAATATTCCAATCGTATTTCATAAGTTCGCAAGGTATATTTCGAGTAATCGCTATCTTCGCCATCACTGGGTCCATACTCGTCCTCGTCCATCCGTTATAGACGTATTTATTCTTTTTACATGTTATTCCTGCGATTGCGTGTCCGTTCTTTTTATTTATATTCCAATTTGCCAATACTGTGGAATCTAAGTTATACTCTACGCCTTTATAAAATATTGTTTCGTTCATAGATGTTAGGTTAGCCTTTGTATCACCTTCTTTTATTATCGTATAAGGGAAAAAACCTTTAAATACCTCTTCTTCGCGAACGACAACCATTAATATCTCAGGAGGTCGTATATTCGCATCAATATCACTATATTTAAAGATTGTATTATTATTCACGTACATTTGAATATTCTTTTTACTGATTTTATATTCCATACTATCAAACTCCTCGTTCAAGTATGAGTAGTATAAATTATTATTAGATTTACAATAATCATACATTCTATAATCGACGTTTAATAATTTATAGAGTTTGCCCATATAAATTTCTGAATGAAATCCACCCACAATTACTTTCGGGTTATAAGGAAACACGTATTTATTCTCTTTATATAATAAAGTTAATATTTTGCCGAAGGTATCGTCGCTAAACTTTTCGTAATCCTTACTTTCTCTACTCTCGGTCTTCAAGTATTTATCATCCAATACCTGCTTTAATAATGTAAATATTTCTTTCTTTTTATTCCAACTTTTAGAGGCTTCGATTAATTTTTTTCGACTACGTTGGCTATAAAACATAGCGACGAACGCAGCCATAAACCAACAAATCGGTCCAACTTGCTTTGGTGTTAGGATACGAGAACAAATGCCATTTTCTGTGTTTATCATTCTAATTCTAATAATTACATATATTAAAATTATATTATATAGTAATTATATAATAATAGAACCCTTTATTTAGTGAAGGATAGCACGACGGTTTAAACTTCCTTCCGAATAGGCTTTTGCTTCGCAATAAATGATTCAACTCCTCTTCGCTGATATTTTTATAATTTTTCAATTCTCTTTCCGACACAAATGTATAATTCATATCCTCCCAGTTCGCAAAGGTCGTCGCGACTTCTGGCGGAGAATGATAGGACGTCGCTATAATTTCGTCATCCAATGTATCATTATAAATATAAGAAAGATAAGAGATATAGCATAATTCATCAGGAGCATACGTATCCTTAAACCATCGTAAATACGTATCAGACGCGTCGGCTGCGTCGGCACTATCGTTTCCGACTAATAACGCACCGTGCTTTCGATTCAAAATGCTCCATTGCGACGCTTTATGAATATGCCGTTTCGGAATATATTGTAAGGCGACTTCGCAATCTGGAAAGCAATCGTCAGGGTCTGCGACGTGAAAATAGGAATACTTCGGTTCGAGGTAATGATAAAGATAATCAAACGATTTTAATGGGATACACGAACCCGATAAGAATATAAAATGCGTATTCTTCGCATCCTTCAAGGCTTCTTTAATAAGGATATTCTGTGCCTTCACAATCGAAATGTCCGCATATTTCGTATCTATTATTTTACTCTTGTGTATCTTGTATTCATCGAAAAACTCTAAGCGAACGTCAGTCTTATAATGAATATAAATGTTATACTGGCTCTTACTGATGCCCCTAACGTCCCGAAAATATCTATGCCATATACTCTCGTGATTTATCATATCGTATATCAAAAAGAGAAAGGCGATTTTATTCATAAATATACTTGTCAATATTAAAGACTCATATATTTATATAGTAAAAAAGAAACAACAACTGTTCACGCTGGGACTTGAACCCAGAATCTTCGCTTCATAAGAGCGACGCCCTAACCGATTAGGCCACGCGAACAAATTGTAATGGGTAGCAGGTCATCGAGTTTATTCTCGACTCCGCTACAACTTATATAATAGACGTTAGCCTTATATGGTTTATGATGATAATCTCTGAGGATTGCTTTGAAGTATTCATACCGTATTTCCAATTCACGTCGATAATCGTAAAATCCTTATAGAGGTCTCTAATAAACGCACAATTATTATAGGTTAGCACCCAGTTTCTTTTTTCGTCTTTTACAAGATTAAACAATCGTAGATGGTCGAACCCTTCGTGTAAATCTCCGTTATTCCCGTATAACTTGGATTTACGTTCTAAATAGTAAGGCGGGTCTAAGAATAGCAATGCGGAAGCAGCGGAAGCAACGTGTTGATGCGGATACGGATGCGTAAGAAAATCATAAAAGTCCTCATTATATATTTCTATATTTGTGAAATCGAGTGCCTCTATTTTCTGGATAGACGATGGTGTAAATCTCTTACAACTTGCTTCTTCCGAAAATCCCCCTGACAATGTAGAACCGCTAAACGAACATCGATTGATTACAAAGTATTGTATCGCCTGTTGTAATGTATCGGCGTCCAAATCCATAATCGTTTTTCGATAGCCGACGAATTGTTCTTTTGATACCGAAACGGTTGCTATCGCTCGTAATCCTTCGCATAATGCCTCCTTGTCTATTTTAACCTGTTTCCAAAAATTATATAATGGCGTATGTTTGTCATTTACGATTAGCATTACGCCATACTTATTTTGCATGTAAAACTCAAATGAACCACCGCCGAAGAATGGAGAAATAATTGTGTCAAACGAGGTTATATCAAGATGCTCTATGATTACCTTTTCAATTATTTTACACGCCCTCGTTTTCCCCCCAGGGTATCTAAGCGGTGATACATTGGACGTCATCATTCGAATATAATATAACGTGTATATATGCGTATATATGTGTTTTATATATCAATTATTATTGTTATATTATCATATCATTCATATTATCATTCATATTTTTAGTTTTTTATGGACGGTTTCTATTGCTCCTTCAATCCACGCTTGGCGTTCGCTGTATGTTTCACCTAATATATAGATATCTTTTGGAATAAATATCGAATCCATTTTATCCAGTATATGTTTTGTATTTACCCCGACATTCCACATATGGTCTCCTGCTTCCCAGAAATGCATAGTTATCCATTCAGGTTCTTTGATATTTTTATCAGGAAACATCTCATTCAATATTTTTGTCAAATATTTTTTGACATCTTTCTCATCTTTAAAGGCATTCCAAAAGTCGGCATTATATCGGTCGCTATAACTGATTTGTATCAAGCCACTTTTATAATCGATAGGGATAATAAACTGCAATTTGTTCTGTGTAAGTATCTTTGGCATATCTTTAAACCATACATCTTTATACAGGGCGTATATTCTCAATAAATGTCCGTCGCTTACGGTATTAAAGATTGCCTCGTATTTCTTGAAATACTCTATTTTCATATAATCCCTTCGTGTAATTGTCAAATATAACCTATGATAACTATGCTTGTAGCCATTTACCTTTATATACTTTTTCTCATCACGGATATCGTCCATCATTGATGAGAAATGAACGGAAACACCTGCGTCCATTATATATTTATATAGGACGTCGCATAATATTTGTATTCCGTCTCGCAATACGAAAAAATCATTATTGCGAACGTCAAAGTCTTTACGCAATGTTAGGAGGCAATTATAGGCATTCATATCAAACATCTCGCCAATATATCCGAGGGATATTCTAAGCAACTCAACCTCATTCTCTTTCAATATCAAAGAAAAATAGTTATGTAAATTGTATAAACGAGTGTCATATTTATTACCATTCGATTTTTTGTCAATGGCATATTTCCACAATTCACTCAAACTCTTGAAATTAGATTTATAATGTTTCAAGAGTTCTTCCTCATTCATCAAGTGTCCCTCGACGAAATACTTGTTGTTTTTGCCAATATCTATTATCTGGTCTTGAATTTCAAAATCCTTAATTAGTTTCATCACATACTTATGTTTCTTTCCTAATCTCCCTGCTCCCACAGAATATCGAAAGCCATCGTGTTCGTTCGTATAAATACGCCCACCTATTCTTCCAGAACCCTCAAATATAACTATATCAGTAGATGGAACACCCTTTAATAGCAATTTATATGCCAAATACAACCCTGTAATACCCGCACCAATTATAATATGTTTCATACACTTCGTTCGCTTCGTTCTCTTCGTTCTCATATTATATAATATATAATTATAATAAACTTTTTTAAACTTTAAACTTTACATCCTTTGCGGATTGGGTTGATACGGATGGCGAAATCGTTGGTATTCATCGGTTCTAATAGGTCGCTGTCTAATCGGTTGGAGAATGCGTTCGATTTTTCGGGCATCTTCGTAATGCTACAATTGTCAAATACTGGCGACGATTGGTAAATCATCCCAATATTCCCTGTATCACGAGCGGCAATGCTATTCTCAAAGGGCTTCTTAGTACTCATTTCAATCTCCGAAGGGTCGTTGTTAATATTGATATTCCCCGGGTTCGGCGTATATCCCGCACTCATCATTATACCCTCGCGTGTCCCGTCAATCTCTGCGTTTTCGTCAGCAGTCCTATCCATTTGTCGGAAGTCCGCACCCGCCCCTCCACCCGCTATCCCATACTCATTGGTATCCGACAAGAACTGCTTGTGGGTATTTTTAAGTTCCACATTCGCACTCATATAACCGCCCATTAATCCCTCTAAAATCCCTCCTAAGAATCCATACTCTGACTTCCCCTTTATCATTGTCTCTTTTATCGTAGTTTTTGCTACTAAATCAGGATTATATAAGGAAACCTTGTATGTCGTCCCACCGATATTGCGAACACTGTCGATTTTCGGCAACGTTTGTCGTAGTGTCTTCTTGGCGTCATTTTCGTCAAAGAGAATGTAGCCGACACCCTTATCACCCTTGATATTCGCGATATTTGTATCGTGTATCATCGTCTCTTTCACGGTCGTCTTTGCGGTGTCATTTAGAGCCGAATAGGTCTCCTTGTTACCCGTAAGATTGGTCGCTTCGCTATCGTGTATCATCGTCTCTTTTACGGTGGTCTTCGCATTGTCGTTCAATGCCGAATAGGTCTCCTTGTTGCCCGTAAGATTGGTCGTTTCGCTATCGCGTATTATTGTCTCTTTTACAGTGGTCTTCGCATTGTCGTTCAACGCCGAATAGGTCTCTTTGTTTCCCGTAAGATTTGTCGCTTCACTATCGTGTATCATCGTCTCTTTTACGGTGGTTTTTGCGGTATCGTTTAGAGTCGAATAGGTCTCCTTGTTGCCTGTAAGATTTGTCGTTTCACTATCGTGTATCATCGTCTCTTTCACTGTCGTTTTCATAATGTGATTTACAGGGTCATAGGTGGTAGCCTTGTTCGGTATCTGGATGCTCGGATTACCGACTGCCCGTTCCGCTTCTACCGTATATTCTTTCATTGAGTATTTGAGAGCGTCCATTATCGGGGCTACAATGGCTTTCACAATAGACGATACGTTCGATACGACGGTTCGTGTGCCTGTGGTGGTTCGCTCGTTGTCATATAGCATTATTGCGTCTTTTCCGTAATCATTTTCGATGCCTTGCCCCGGCGAGTTTTCTCCGTAGTTTGCGGGTCCCTTGTATTCGACGTGAAACTCGGGACGTGCGGTAGGTCTCACGTTTTGCGAAGGTCGCTCCGCTTCTTTCGTGTAAGCCCCCGTCGTTTTAAACCACATATCAGGAGTAACCTCATAGTTCGTATCTGGACGGTTTTTGGCGAATGGGGTAATGATACTGCGTTGGTCTGTTCCTTTTGGCGGTGCTTGTATCGGTATTTCAAAGTAGGTTTCCTTTTGATTAATTTTACTACGCAAATCATCGATGGTGCGAGGTTTAGCGAAATCCGCCGTATCCATTTGATGGAAACCGCCCGTGGGAGCGGCATCGTATCCTTTGTTGATACCGGGTCCGACGCGTATCTTCTCTATCGGGAAGAAGTTATTCACACGGGACGAATTATTGATACGGGACTTTAAGAAGTCGTCGTTGTTTTTCATACCGCATATGTTTCCGCCTGAGTTCAACTCGGGTTTAAATAGACACGGGACTTCCTTTTTATTTTGCCAAAATTGGTTGTTTCCAGTTTTCGTGTCAAACACAGAGGTCATATTCTCTACATTTGTATTCTGCGTTACGTTCTTTCGCAAGAAAGGGGTCATATTGTTATGCGAGAAGTCGCCCTTGCTTATCGTTTCACCCGATAGAGAAGAAACGAAACGGGAATCGTCGTTGCCGTCATTCCTATCCATATCAATTCTCGCGAACATATCCGAATACGACGGTTTCGCGACGATTCCCGTTTCGTAGGGCGATTTCGCTTTTTCATATAGTTTATCGCTACGCTTCTGCTCGTCTGCCTTCACTTTCTCCCAATACGTAGAACTATATATATTGTTCATCGACGGAATGTCATTATCGTTAGAATATAAATCCATTATTAACCTCTAATGAATGAAGGAAAAAAAATAGTTAATATATTATGTATGTATTTGATATAAGAATATAAGGATTCATATATATATAGAAAATGAGCGTAGAAACCAGTATTACTCAGCAATTGTCAGATTTACATAGTAAATTAAAACTAAATTATGGTAATTTTAGCGAAGAATATCCAGAACAAGAAATGGCAGTAATGTATATTAAACCCGATGATATTGTATTGGAGATTGGGGGTAATATTGGGAGAAATTCATGTATCATCGGGTCTCTATTAAATGATAGTAAAAATTTAGTAGTATTTGAAAGTTTCAATACTTATGCCAAGCAATTAAAAGAAAACAGAGATTTAAATAATCTAAGTTTTCATATTGAAGATTGTGCGATATCCAAATGTGATTTATATCAAATGAATTGGGATACGAAACCTGTGGATGAAATGTATAGCAGAGATTTTATTGAACGGACAAAGGTTAAAACTTCAACGTGGAGTGATATTAAAGATAAATATAATCATCTCCTTTTTAATACTTTGGTTGCTGACTGTGAAGGTGCATTATATTATATACTTCGCGACGAACCTACATTTCTGGAAAAATTTAAAATAATAATAATAGAGAATGATTTTAAAGATATTAATCATAAACTTTATGTAGATGAAGAGTTTAAAAAGTTTAATTTTAAACGAGTTTATGTTAAAGCACTCGATAATTGCCCTACTATGTTTAATTACGTCAAAGACTTCTTTTTTGAAGTATGGGAGAAAGAATTGAATTAGGGATATTATCTTGTATTTTTAATTCTTACATTTAACGCTCGGATACATTGTGCCGTAAGGGTATCCAGGCGAGTATGCTACATTATCCTTCGCTTTATTTTTCCATTCATCCAAGTTCGACTTTGGGTCAGAATTATTATTCGTCGGGAAAAACACAGATTGGTCTTCGGGTTGTTCGATACACGGCACGTGGTTATCCTTCGCAACCATCCTATAATTCACAGGCACACGGTCAAACGCTTCAATTGCCCGTTCTTGCGGGTCGAAGCATAGCCATTCCCACCGATTAATACCAGTTTCCTTTAACGTACAAGGCGGGTTCGAAAGACGCGTGTCTTCGCGAGGAACAATACAGGAACGCGGTTTATCGGCACCTTTAATGTTGCACCCCGTAGGCTGATAGCGTCCGGGTAAATATTCATCGGCATTACACTTGGTGTTCTTGTAATTTAAACCAAGCAATTCACTTGAATCATCTACTGCCTTTTTCATACTACACGTATTTTGTCCGTAGTTTTGGTATCTTAAAGCGGGGTCGTTGGGAACATCCTGAAAGCATTCAACGCAATCGTTATAGGGCGTTTCAAGGTGGTATAAACCGGGTCCCACGGCTCTCTTTAACTGTTCCTTGTAGGAGCAACTATCATAATTCAATCTCGTATCTATATATTGGTTCATATCTAATAAAATAATATATTATTTTATACATAAATAAATAGATATGCTTATATTACCATTATTTGCAACTTATTTACAACTCAATCGATTCGCAGAGGGGTTTAATACGGGATATAATAATATATACGACAAGCACGGTAATATAATCGAAACGGACGTGCTACAATACGATATCATAAGTGCCATCTACCTTATTATGCGAGGATACAACGCGAACTACTACTACCGCTGGGGTGTGATAGATAACATATGTATCGTGTTATTATACATCCTTACATTACTGATATCTGTGTATGCGGCTTATCTGTCGTTCAGTTGCACGTGGAAAGGTCTATTCGATAACATCATTATCCGACTTCTCTTCGCGTTTGTGGCGTTTATGTTCGGTCCATTCTATTTAGTATGGTTCTTCTTTGTGAATTACTTGGGTAAATTATGTTAATGTTATATATTTAATAAAAATAAAAAGGTATCCGTCCGACTGCTACGCTGCCTGATTAACTACACTTGTTATAGTTGATGCCTGGGGGCATCGGTACTTCGCGATACATTATGGATTGACAAGCGGGAAGATGAAGCATCGTTGTATCGATTGGGGCGGTTTTGTCATTCTTGATGATTCCGTCGTTTGTAGGGACATATTGGTTCGTCCCGCACTTCGAAATAATACGGGTCTGTCCTCGCAACTCACTATCTAAATCGACGAGGTTTCCTTGGACGTGCGAAACCGCCGTTCCTCCGACAAATCCCAGTTGATGACGACATTTGTTTTCGTGTTCGTATCGATAGGGCGAAAGGACATAACTAAGCGTGGAAACGTTTTCTTGTAGGTCTTGCTTGTAAGAACAGGTGTCATAAGTTGTTCTATTAAAACTCATATTATCTTCTACTATATAATATTTTTTTTATTATGTTGAAACGTTCCTATGTTCCGACGTTTTTATTATGTTCCGACGTTTTTATTACGCCCCGACGTTTGTATTACGCCCTATCCAATTGCAATTCTTATTAAACTCGGCACGATGTATATACGAGCGGGTATCTTCACCGCCATTCGTCCAAACAGGGACGATATTGTCGGGGTTCTGGATATCTTTCATAAAGTCCAAGAGCGGTATGAAGTTATTCATTTCTTTTTCCATTATTTGTTTCTTACACATAAAAGGGTTCGTGTTTGTTCCCTCTACCAAGTTTAATTCTTCGCTTATGTTTCCCGCACCGCATCGTAGGTTCGGACCCGATGTGAAGATGCGGTTATTCAATTGTATCCGACATCTGTCGTGTGTTAAACCGTCGGGATTATTGCGAAGCATCGAATCATTATCGATAAGACAATCGTCCGCTAAACCATACCCGGGGCGTCCGCGTAAATTAGGATGCTCCAAATAGCCGTCCGTCATTCGCACATTTGGATTCTCGCATTCTACGAAGTTATTCGGGTATAGATTGTATTCCGATATTTTATTATTATGAAGTTCCTTCGCGGTCTTCCAACAATCGTCCGAACAAATGCTTGTTGATGTATCAAAGTTATTATTATTCATTATCTATTTGTAAATAATAAATAAAAAAAATAAATAAATCATTCATTCTCAATATAACTACGAGTCCCAGACTTACCAGTCTTACCAGCCCCAGACTTACCAGTCTTACCAGCCCCAGACTTACCAGCCCCAGACTTACCAGTCCTTGCCTCTAATAAATCACTCTTTATATCGAACTTTATGGTATCATACTCACGCTCATATTCCTTGTTGAGTTGATGATTCTTATATTCGTGTATCTTCCAATCCTTGTTATTACTACTTACACCGATAGTCTCATCGATTACATCATCCACCTTATAAATCTTATTAAACGATTCATTCGTAAATGATTCATTCGTTGCCAACGTTTCGCAGCTGCTTCCGTTATCACTGATGACTCTCATTGTGTCTGCACCTACACAGTTCCTCACCTTGTAATGTAAAAGATTCTCTTCGCCCTTTTCGTTCTTCACATAATCCTTATATTCTAATTCGCTCGTCGAAACTCCATCGCGTATTTCGGTATTATATGTTATCGTCGTAGTCTTTTTCATATTTACATATAGATATATACTATTTATTTATATATTCATTCATACTCATTTCATTCATACTCATTTCATTCATACTCATTTCATTCATACTCATTTCATTCATACTCATTTCATTCATACCTTATTATCATCACCCACAAGAAGGGCATTCAATACTTTTAATTGTTTATTCGTGTATTGCTGATAACAGTTCTTTCGAAGGGGCAACTTATGTTTTAAGAATACATCATCTTCATGCACCCAGTCTTTCACACTGCGTCTATCTACAATACACGATTGCCCTCCACCGCACGGACACTCACAGTTCATCGAAAGCATTAGCGGTTCGCTATTTATCTTTATATCTTTTTTTTGTATATAGGGAAGTATCAATTTTTTATTTTTATAATATAGATGAAGAAGACGACGCAGACGGCTTCCGCGGAAAAGAGATACCCTATGCGGTATGTGCCAAAGATGCTTACACCCGAAGACAATCAGAAGCAACGGGATATGTTGCTAAAATCAAAGAACGAATACGAAAAGGGCGTCTATTATACCCGAGAGAAACTGGCGTCTTTTAAAAACAAAAAGTCAGGACACGTAGCGAACGCACGTAAAATATACAACATCGAAACCTTGACGCCTTCAAAAGAACTGGCGTTAAAAACAGGTTGTTCGTTAGAGGCATTACTGAGAATCGTCAAGAAAGGAGAAGGTGCGTATTTTTCATCGGGTTCGCGTCCGAACCAAACGGCTCAATCGTGGGGACTTGCGAGATTGGCAAGTGCTTTAACAGCAGGTAAAGCGGCAGCGGTCGATTACAAGATAATCGAAGAAGGTTGTGACCATAAGAAGAAGGCATTTATTATGGCAAATAAGGCAAAGAAAAAATACAAAGACGGGCATTCGTCCGCGAAGAAGACGCCGAAGCCCAAGTAATCAATTATGTTCTCGTATCTCGGTGATAACGATTTTTAGCATACATTCTTCAAATGTCCCGCCATTCACGTTATTATACACAGATACTGCCGATAGCGGCGATAGCGGCGATAGCGTTTCGTCATTATCGGTATCTTTGGTTCCGCATTTGGCACATCCTAATACCACTATAATTTTGTATTTAAGGAGTGGGTATTTGCTTCGCAATATGCCACTCAGACGCTTCGCATCCTCTACGTCGCACATTATATTCTTATATTTTCCTTTCTGTTCTTCGTGGTGATAGCACAGATGTCCCTTGCGAATAAAAAGGACGAACTCACCTGTCGTCTCTGCGGTCTTAAAGAGATTCAGTAATCGCTCACATCGTCTATGATATTTATCGTGGTCTGCTTTCGCAGCGACAGTGGCGATGTCAAGAAAGTCGTGATGAAAATAGATGTCATCTTCGTTGATTCTATCGGCACTAAGGGGGTTTGTAAAGTTCTTAAAATCATTCTCGATACACTTCGAAACCCCATTATACGATACGTTCCAATCGAACGGAAGCGACGCTTTGCGTAAATTATATTTATTCAAAAAGTTCGCTACATCACAATCAATACCAATCGATACAAAGAGCATTATAGATATATATCCATATAATTTAAGATATATTTATATAAAAATAAAAGATTATTCATTCATCATTATTACGAATGTGCCGAACTCCGTAAATCCGTGTATATGTTTTCATAGCATTTAAGTCCGTTTTCTTTACAAGATGGTCCCGTGTTATAGAGCCAATCCGCCAACTTCTCTTGTTCGTTCGGTATCGTCGTAGAGGGCATCGTGTAGAATTGTCGCGGTAATAGAGATTTATCATATAAATCGTCGGTCTCGCGGAATACATTCTCGTTGAAATACTTATTCATATTTTTATTTATTTTCGAGTTTTCTATCGAACACGCCGAGAACATATTCTTATCCAATACATTAGGGTTCATAAAAGGATTCGACTTCGTCGGTTTAATACACTTCTTGTTATCTACGATGTCGAGGTTATTATCATTTAAAAACTTCTCGATTTGCTTGTTTTTCTCCATTTGATAATTATATACAATGATAGAGATTATCATAATTATTAACACAAATAAAATATACTTGGAATCATTAAAAATTAGGGTAAAAATAATTCCTAAAAACAGTAATCCCCTTATTATCGCATTGAGTTTGTCTTCGAACGTCATATTAATATCAGGAATTAATACAGGCATCGTTAGTATATTCAAATTATCTAACCAAAACATCCTTTTATTTGTTTTATTGTTCTTATCCTAATATCTATATTATTTTTTATTCATCATTTCGTTTCGCGAGTTTTGATTTCAATCGATTCGCAGTCGCCAGTTTTTTAAGAGCAGGTTTATTCACGGTATGTCGAGAACCTCCTCGCTGATTCTGATTCATATTCCCCATCATATTCTTAAACATATCCATACCCTCCTTGTTATTCATCATCGAAGACATCATATTCATCATCGAAGCCATATCGGGTTGATTGCCTCCTCCGCCTCCGCTACCGCCTCCTTGTTTTGATGCTCCTGTCCCTGTCGATGCTCCTGCTCCCTGATTGCCAAAGATTCCCCCGGGCATCGCCGAAGCAAACTTGATAGCATCTTGAAGAAGGTTCTCTTGCTTCAATTCGCCAGACGAAATCTTACTCGCCATCTTTCGGCTAACATTCGAAATAAGTTCGCTAAAACCACTGTCAGGGTCGCCAATCGCCTTTAAAATATCGCCATTATCACCAATCGACTTTTGTAGTTTCTCGACATCTACATCCTCTAAGATTTCCTTTGCGAGTTTCCCAAGCATCGTATCTTCCATCCCTGACATATTAAATCCCGTCGCGTCCTTCTGCTTCTTCGTTTTCAGTTCGTTCAATCTCGCAATAAGTTTTCTATGCGATTCATTCGTAATCACATCAAGTCCTATCTCATTCTTGGTATCTTGAAGAACCGACAAATACACCTTGACGTCATCGTCGCTCAACTCATTCAAAAATAAATAGAATACCGAGAAGAAATGATGGCACATATAATCATCCTTCATAAGTTTTCGTATCGAAGAAACCGTGATACCTTTATAGATACAAACGTCCTTCACGTCATCCGCGAGAAACCAGTCCGCAGCCGTTGCGTCCGCCGCTGCGATATCATCAATGCCAATATAAGAAGCCCAAAAGTCCTCAGGGATAGTCTTCATATAGATAGTGTATTCATCGGACGATTTATCGAGCGTCGTGTAATTCTCGCGAATCGCCTTCAATATCGTCTTTCCAAACGCAATGTCCGACGCTCCGACATCCCCCTCTCCGTCGCTATCTTTCATCTTCTTCGCAGATGTCTTGGTTCGCTTTAATAAGTCAATGTAATATTGATTAAATATAAATTGCTTCGACATTTATTTACTTCTATAAAAATATATTATGATAATTTCCTTATATGGATTTTAGAACTTTTGCGAATCTCTCAACTTCTTTAATTCTTCGAGCGATTGACTCGTTTTTTCGCTTTTTGACATCGATTCGCCTCCGTTGCTACCGCCTCCGTTGCTACCGCCGCTTACATCGCTAATATTCTTAATGCCGTCGCTAATATTACTATCATTTGTTATAAAGTCCCAATTGTAATTCTTATCATTCAATTCTTGCGTATCGTTTTCGATGATAGAGAAGTTGTCAGAGAATGACGCGGTATTCAAGGTGAAAGCCAATGGTTCGTCTTCTTTGTCGCTACTCGTATTCGTCAAAGGCATCATTTCGTTCTCGCCACCCGCCCCACCCGTTCCCACACCTGACTTGTCGAGGCGGGTGCTTTGGGTGCTACATAGAATCCCACGCCCGGGTAATAAAAGGTGGTCGAACACGGCTTTTCCGAATAATATTTCTTTACTCGGTAGTATCATAAACGCAGGGACAGAGTGGATTTTACTTTCTATATTGATGTTCTTGCTACGCAACTCATCAATCGATACGAGTTTAATGATTTTCTCCTTGTCATATCGTTTAATGTGTTCCAATAACATCTTACAGTGATTACAAAAGACGCTATAAAACAAAATCATTTACACATATATTTATAAAAATATTTTTCCCTTATATACAAAAATAAAAATAAAGGTATCCGCTTCGGCTTTGTAATCCAGTGATACGAATATTTGCGAATACGAAGGTATATTGAATTGCATATGTTAAGCAAATCTCAAAGTTGAGCATCTCAGGAATACAAGGTATTATAAAGAAGTTGTATAATATAATAGATTTATTTATAAAATTGATATCCTTCCTTCTATATACGAATAGAATGGAAACTAAACCCACGATTACATTTGATAATCATTATGTATTATCAAGAATAGAAGAGAATAAGGTTTCTAAAAAATTAAAAATAATTCAAGAACTAAAACAAATAGCACCGTTGTTAAATGATACCGAATTATTACAATTATACGATAAATCAATATCAATACATCAAAACAAAATTCAAGGGAACGGAGATTTTCTCGAAAATGACATTTTAGTTGGTGTATTAGATAAAAACAATATACCTTATAAGAAACAGATTACTATAAATAAATCAGGAATAATCATTGGATTTAATATAAAAAAAGGGAAGTGTTATCATATTATAGATTTTGTGATTGGAGAAAATATTGAAGTAGGTAAATCAATTACGGATTACAAGGTAATTAGTTGTAAAACTACATGTCGTGAAAGATGGATGCAAGACGATTGGACTTATACATTTCCACCAAAGTTATATATATTATTAACAATATCAGACGATTACCCACCAACCCAAAGATTTATAGAAAATACAAACAGGAAAATAATCACATGTCTTCCCAAAAAGAACGATGATAGGTTTTATAAATTAAAATTTGAAAATATAATAGAAGAATTATAAGTGTATGTATTTATTTATATTTAATCCGATTATTTCAGTAAATATAGTAGGGATTGTATTTCCTAATTGTTTCCACTGTGCCTTATTATTTCCACATAGTGTAAAGTCCGAATTAAACCCTTGAAGATGTAAGCAATCCTCTTTTGTTAATCTGTATTCTTTTCCATCGACAATGTATCCATCCCAATTATGTTTATCATTAATAGGCGAGTTTTTACCACCGCATCGAATAGTATATGCTGTTTTCTTTTCAAAGTTTTTACCAAGAAAGTCTGTTAAGGTTGTTTCCTTTTTATATTCATCAAAATCGAGCAATTTATCAATATGTTTAACAATTTCTGTATCATTTCTAATTCCTACAATAATTAGGCGTTTTCTCATTTGAGGTATTCCATAATCGCTACACTTTATAACTTTATATGTGATAGAATAGTTTGCGGTTTCAATATCGTTTTTTATTATGTCGAACGTCTTACCTCCGTCGTGATTTAATAGTCCCATAACATTTTCAAGAATAATAACTTTTGGCTTATGATATTCTACAAATTTCATTATGTTAAAGAATAATGTTCCTCGTTTATCATCAAACCCCTTATGTTTTCCACATTGACTAAATGGTTGGCAAGGGAAACCCGCGCATAATATATCATAATTCGAAATATTTTTAGGTTCTATCTCAGTAATATCACCAAGAGGCAATAAATCATAATTTTCCTTATATGTTTCTTTTACATCATTATCGATATCACACGACATTACGCATTCCCAATTTAATTTTTTGAATGAATAATGAAAACTCCCGATTCCGCAAAATAAATCTATAAATTTAACCATCTTCGTTATTATACATCTATCATACCAATATTTTTAAATCATTTTTTACATAAATAATCCTAACTTATACAATGCTTGAAGAGGCGATTAATTTTCTATATATAACATATTACAAATATATGTATAGAAGATAACGATGGCAAAATTAAATATGATTGACCTATTCGCTGGGACAGGGGCGTTTAGTTTGGCATTTCAAGCGACGAACGAGGTGAATATCGTGTATGCGAACGATATGTGTAAAGCGTCAAAGGCGATTTATGACGAAAACTTTGAACACGAACTTACGCTTAAAAATATACACGACGTTAAAGTAGAGGATTTGCCGTCGCACGATATTTTAACGGGCGGGTTTCCGTGCCAACCATTTAGTATCGCTGGAAACCAAGAAGGGTTCGATGACGAACGCTCCAATGTTTTCTGGAAAATATTAAGCATCATCGACTTTCATCAACCGAAATGTGTCATCTTAGAGAATGTCAAAAACCTCCTATCACACGACGAACGCAACACCTTTGCGGTGATAAAAGGCAATCTTGAAAAACGCGGATACCACGTGTGCTACAAGGTTCTAAATACCGCGGTGATTACGGGTATTCCACAGCACCGAGAGCGGATTTATATCGTATGCCTAAAATCGAAAAGCGTATATGATAGGTTTAATTTAGAGTTTCCTAAGATTGATAAAAGAGCAGTTAGCGACTTCTTCGAGTCTGATGCCCCTGACACCCCAATCCCTGCCAAGTATTACTATACAGAAGCGTCGAAAACGTGGGGCTTGGTGAATAGTAATGTGGTTAAAAAAGATACCATCTATCAATACCGACGGGTTTATGTAAGAGAGAATAAAAGCAACGAATGCCCTACTTTAACCGCGAATATGGGAGGTGGAGGACATAATGTTCCTCTTATTCTTACAGAGAAAGGGATACGCAAACTGACACCTCGCGAATGCTTCAACTTCCAAGGATTCCCTGCTACCTATCGATTTCCACCAAGCCTAAGCGATACGAGCCTTTACAAACTTGCGGGAAATGCGATATCCGTCCCCGTTGTAAAACAGATTGCGAACCGAATTATCCCCCTGTTGCTATCCGATTCTCCCGCCGCTCTCGCTACTTAAAGGAAATTAAAAAGAAGCAATAGCATAATATTAAATTTAAAAATAATACTAATAAATTACTAATAAATATAAAGACGACATCATATATCATCACCTATCTACGCGGTATTTTCGAAGATACACCAGCGGTTGAAGGAACTGAATCGTTTGAGGTCTTTGTTTTGCTCCGTATCGAGTTCCTTAATCGCCGTGTAGAGGTTTTCGTTTGTCTCCTTTATTTCGTCCAATTTACCTTTAAATCGGTTGTAGGTATCCGAGAACATCTCGCTTTCTTTAATATTCAAACCAAACTCCTTACATTTTTCGATTAAAAACGTGTAAGACACGAGGTATTCGGGAATCAATTTACTCGTCGTCTCAATAAACACGTTGATTTGCTTATTATACTTGGACGCATTGGATGCTACACCGTCCTTGTCATAGCATCGCAATATCGCCCAAATCGGCTCTCCGCGGTCATCGGCACGGCTCGATAACTTCTTGAAACCCTCTATCTTGTCCCCTCCGTTATTCTCAATCTCATTCTCGATTTTTTCGCCATCCATAAAGGTACAGAAGAATACGCCTCCTGCGTTGAGTAATTCGCTCACGTTCGATAGAAACCCGTCAAGCATCTCCTCGTTCTTAAAGAAATAGTGGATACCAAACATACACGAACACGCGTCGAACCCGTTCGCACCCCTCCCAATAATACGATTGAACTGCGTATCATTCTTCTTGTTCCCTTTGCCAAATACCATTTTAAGCACATTATAACTCTCGCGGTCGTCTATCGACGGGTCGCTATTTACGGCACATTCGCCCTCTCGTATGGACTTCGCACAATCGCCCACCGCAAATACCATATCAGGAAATCGCATATTGTTATTGTTGTTCCGCATATTGATAAAGAACCGCTTACGCTCTTTTAGCAAACGTGCGTATGCCCCGTGATTCGGGCTATATATATTGTTTTTTACCAAATCAACCCCTAACACAAACCGATAATCGTTTTTAATCCATCGATTGAGGTCGCCTCCCTGCCCACACGCCAACTCCACGATACTTCCCTTTCGGGGTGGCTTCGAATATAGCATATCTTTCACGCCGTTGTTATGAAATACCAACATATAATGCGATAACCTCGCGTCCTTTTGCATCGTTCGCGTATAATAAATGTCGTTTGCGTTTAACTCGGCAACATCCATATTATTCTGTATCGGCTCGTTTCCGATAATGTTGTTTTGCGAAATCGGGTTATGGATTGAACGCCAGATATTACACGCGACACTAAAATCATTGAGCGTCTTCGATAATATGCCTTGGCGGTAGATACGCGTCTTATCCTCTCTTACTCGCATCGGTTTCCATCGCATCGAAGCGTTCTGTTCACTGCCGTCATAACTGAACTCGACAATAATCTCGTCCTCTATTTTGTCGCCATTTTCACATCGAATCTCCTTGTTCCTTGGTATTTTTATAAGCGAACTGTCAATCCCCTTCTCGTAATAGTATTCGGGTTTAAAGAGACGGCATACATACTTCTCGCGTTCCCGAATCGCATCGCGGAATTGACTAAATCTATAAATATAATTGAAGACGTCTTTCATCGTATAATTGTCGATTTGCGACGCGTTATACCCGACGTATAACTTGAACTCCGCATAACTAACAGTGTCAATCGTTATCGTCTCTCCACGTTTTACGAGAAAGTCAATACTGTTCTGCTCGGGCGGTTTCCATTTCAATACCTTATCCCATCCCAGTTTTTCAGTGAGTGGCTCTGGCTTATTCGCATAATTCGAGAACACTGCGAGTTTCGCGGGTGTGAAAATAAGCCCATCAATTTCATACGGGTATGTGGGATTCGTAAGTATCGTCTTACAGTCGTCCAAGATATCCTTTGAATAGAGATGCTCCTTCACGATATAATCCATAGCATACTCGCTCTTGCTCTTCAATAGTTTATCCGTCTTCAATAAATACGAATACCTCGATTCGCTACCGCTACCGTCGGCGGCGTCGCCGATTAAAGGGAGGTGCGTGATTTTCTTACCGTTGTAGTAATACATATCGAAAGATGCGTAAAGCCCCACTGCGGAATTGTCCTTGCGTTTATTACACGCGATATATTCACCGTCTATCAGAGAATTATACAATTCGGACGGGCTTTTAAGTCCTGTGTCGATAACCTGATGCGAGTTGTTTATTAGATACACGCCACCTACGGCATTGATATACATTAAGAGTCGTTCGCCGTCCGCTTTCTCGGTAACTGTGTATTCCGATAGAATGCTTGTGATTCCGTAGCCGTGTTCGTAATCGCTCGGATTGAGCATATTCGCACGTTCGAGCGTAAAAGGCTTCGGTGTTAGTAGCGGAGGTTTCTTATCATCGTATCGCCGCGTGAAGATGTCGTCTTTTACAAGCAACCCGTAGTCCTTTATCACGTCCGCTTGTTGATGCTTCGAGATGATGAAACTGTTTAAATGTAAAGCCTGTTCCATTTTGATAATCGCAGGAATTATATTCTCTTTGTCGGTATTTGTTATATCAATGTAAAACTCGTATTGCTGTGTCTTATTGATGATTTTCGCTTTATTCAGTGCCAAATGGTAATCCTTGTCGTCCGCTTCGTAATAATCGCGGTCGTGGCATTTGCTGATATTCACTATATATTTGATACCCGTAGCACTGTCGGTATAGGTGATACATTTATTGATTTTAAAGTATTTCCGCATATTGTCCCAGTTCGCGACAGGAGGTGTCTCGGTGTCTATCTTCGCTTTCCGTATGTTTAAAAATGTTAGCGTCGAATTGAATAGCGTATTCACGACATTTTTAGAGACGCTGTGATGATACCACGTGATGTTCGCGTCATATTTATAGGCATTGTGATTACAGTAAAACAATATTTTATTGGGACTCTTAATCGCCAATAAATAATCGTTTGCGTATGCGTGTAATGTCTGCGGTTCCGTCTCTTCGATGTAGCCCTCGCTATTCATTATATTTACAAAGTTATAATAGTTATCCTCAGACCATATCTCGGAATTATCGACTTTAATCACGCTCTCATCTCCGCCATTCGATGGTATCGCGTCGATTATAGTGAAAATAGTATCGTCCTTTGATATTTCCATTTTTAATTATTATGTATTATCTAATAAATATAGATATTATAGATTTATATATCATTTTTTTATATAAATAAAAAAAATGATATATTCATATAGATTATAAACATTAATTGAGATACAATGTCAAAACTGTTTATGCCCATCAAATTTAATACAACCATTATATTAACACCGAATGAATTGAATAAACACTTTGAGAATAGTATTATTACAAAAATCAAGGCGACGCTCGAAAACAGTTGTAGTAAGCACGGATATATTAAGAAGGATAGCATAAAAATCATTAAGCGGTCGCCTGGGTATATTAAGGAATCCCATTTTAACGGTAATATCGCGTATGACTTGAATTGTATCGCTGAAATCTGTAATCCCGCACAAGATTCCATTGTGAAATGTATCGTGAAGGCGAAGAACAATCTTGGGCTACTCGCAATCGGCAAATACGAGGATATGGCGATTTTAGAAGTCATCATCCCAAAGATAACATCAGGGATACTATCTGATGTGAATATTGACAATATCGGTATCGGCGACGAGATAAACGTCATCGTATGTGGCAAGAAATTCACTTTGTATGATAAGATGATTTCCATCATCGGGCGAATTATCAAAGACAAGGTGGATGACGACATTAGCGTCATTGAGGAGGACGAAGATGATAGCCCGTCTATCGAAGACGAAGAAGAGGACATCTTGGCGTTTGAAGATGACGCGTTGAATGACGACAATGATGTCTATGAAGAGGAAGAAGAGGATGACGTAGATAATGTAAGGAAAATTATAATAGACGAGGATAAAATCAAGGGAGGTGAATTTAGTATGTTTGAGAACGATGATGAAGATGAGGAAGATGAGGAAGATGAGGAAGATGACGAGTTAGATTTAGATGACTTAGACGAAGCGGAGGATGACGTAGATGACGTAGATGATGTTGAATTAGACGAATATGATTGATTGAGTCGAGACGAATATGATTGATTGAGTCGAGACGAATATGATATAATATAGATAAGGATAAGATGCTATAATAAAAAATATAAACTGTTATTTAATAATGAATAAAATTGAATTATGTAAAGCGATACAAGCGAATGTATCTAAATTGACGGAGAGTGAAAATTTAGAATTATTCAAACTAATTTTAGAGACGAAGGCGAACTATACGAAAAACAATAATGGGATTTTTTTAAATCTCAATTGGATTGATGAAAAGTTGCTCGTGAAAATAAATAATTATATATTGTTTTGTATAAAATCTCAAAATGAAATCTCAAAATACGAGTTAATGAAAACATTGCTAAATGACTGTATTAATACAAAGGATACTGCTACGGACGAAGAAACATCTTCTGTTGTTACTGACGCAAACGCCACAAATATAGATTCTGTATCTGTTAGCGTTGTTCCGAAGCAAAAGTTTTCTTCAAGTATGAAATTTTATTTATTAAAAAAGAAGTTTATGAAACAGAATACGACATGTAATACTTGCTTAGATAATGATTTAACATACGAGGATTATTTAATTACATAAAAAAATGACACGTAAAACTATACAAATACAATACAAATGATAGATATCCTTTATAATAAATTAGGGTCTTTAAATGACGCCCCTGTCGCGTCCTTGTCGGAATGGAAGGATGTATCCCCATCGATTTTTAATAGGCATTCACAGTATCCACGGCATTCGCCAGAAGTCGAAAATGTTCCATCCGTTCCACTCGTTCCATCCGTTCCATCCGTTCCACTCGTTCCATCCGTTCCATCCGTTCCATCCGCACAAACGCAAGTAGTCGCGACAGGTAAGAATAAAAAGGACGCAAAGGCTACGACGATTAAACCGCTTGATATACTTATGAACGAGACAATGTCTTTTCATACGTCCGCTGACTATATAAAGGAATCGATAATCACCTTGATTACAAGGGATGAGTTCTCAAAGATATTCGGGATGACAAAGTGTGCCGAAATAATGTCAGGGATAGTGAATAATCGATGGAATAAATCGACGGCATTGTTTATATCCTTCTTTCTCGATAAAGAGGTGTATTATAATGATAAGGTTATCGTATATAACAAAGAGAAAAATAAAGGAAGAATTACGATATAAAATGAGTTTCGATATGAAATGAGTTTCGATATAAAATGAGTTTCGATATGAAATGAGTTTCGATATAAAATGAGTTTCGATATAAAATGATAGATTTTATCTATGATAGATATTTATATAATATATAAATATAATGTATCCTCGAAGAACATTTACACCGATATTAGAAGTAATCTATGAAGAAAATAAAAAGAATACGACGCAGCATTCACTATATGAACAAGCAATCATCACACAATTCAGTTATTGGATGATGTAAGGGGCTTAGGATTTCGGTTTATATAAAGGGTATAAAATCAGTTTATTTTTAAGAAGTAATATGTTCGCAATATGACTACATAGTATTTTTTTATTTTTCATCTTAATCTTTTCACTGTCTGGAATCAATTGACGAAGCATCGTATTATGTTCTTCCTCGGTATAGGTATCGCATACTCTCCCTGTTTTCTTGCCGTCCCCCGTAGTAAATAGTTTTAATATATATTTATTCTTCGAGCGAACTATGATACCCCACGGTGTCTTTTCGTTCGTCATATCATTTGGGATGTATTGCTTGTTATATACGCGATTACTAAAATATTCCGTCATATACGATGAAGTCGGTTTTACATTCTGCTCACTCTGGGTCGTAGCGTTATATAACTTGATACTTTCTCTTATTTTCTTTACTTGCATCTCGTCAATCATCTTTATATATTCGGGATAACTCCTGTATTGTATGACAACCTTCTTGTCATTCTCGTTATATTGAATATATGTGTTATCCACCTCGTTATTCTCGCTATACATATTGATATATCCAATATATTCATTGTTATTATCAGAATACGACGGTATATCGTCGCTTTTAATTAATATCCCTTGCTTATATAGGCATTTGCTTATAAAATGAATATTCTTATCGAAGGCATCCGTCGCGGACTCTGGATACGACTTTAAGATATACTGTATTAATACTTTGAAATCTTCTGCCGTAATATTTAAATAAATGGATATTGTGGTCTTATTTATATCCTTAAAATCAATATCTATTTTATCAAGAAGTTTTTGAATTATTACTCTGACGTTTACGACGCTATCGCTCACGCGGCTCGACTGCTTCGCATCGTCGCGACTTGAAGGTTTATCGGTGAGCCGCGTGAGCCGCGTGAGCGACGCATTATTATATCGAATAATTTTATTCGTATTCCCTTGGATATCGATAGGACTTATTAGTATCCCGTTTTTATATCTCGTGATATACTTGCCACGAATAAAAATACTCGGATAGAGAATGTTTTTAATCGCATACATCAATATATCATTATCGACTGTATTACCCATACTGTTTTTTAACATTTCAAAATCAAAATAGATATTAGCATTAGCAGCGTTAGC